GCCATACCAGCGACCGCAATGGCCACCGTAGTTCAGGTAGCCGCCGAGCAGGATTTCGCGCAGGCCGGAAGCTGTATCAAGCTTCTCAGTGTACTGTGCATCGCAGTATCCAGTGCTCGAACTAGCATTGCATTCCTCTCCAAATCTAACCATCGGATTGTTTGCATCAAATCCGAGTACAGAAATGTACTTCCATGATCCCTGATTGTCCGGGATTCTGATCGCAGTCTTCACATAATCTGATGTGATCGAAGTTGCAAGCTTTGTTGCATCGTAGCAAATGTACGGTACTAACTTCGCATCCTCGATAGACAGGAATGCATTTCCACAAACCTCATACTGACCAAGTGCATACTCTACACCGAACAATGTGTACGGTGTTTTTCCACTTGTAGGAAGTGAAGGTGATCCACACGAACCAAGAACATTGTCGCATGATCCTGTCCACCACGGGTATGTCATGATTGTTGTAGGTGTACCTTCTCCATCAGGTGCAGTAGAGAATTTAGTTCCTCCGTTGTCTACTGTGATTACGGAATTCACTCCATCAGTATAGTCCTCAATAGATACAATCTTCACTCTGTTTGCCTTGCTAGCTGATGCATCGTTTCTGGAATCGTTCTTTGCATGTCCGATGGATACGCAGGAACCAACTACGAATTTTGCAGCATCTGTTTTTTTGATAATGATATGCTCAACATCTGTCTCCTGAACAGCGCACGAAAAATGCATATAATAATTGTATGCTCCGTACATCTTGCTCTGGATATCACGAGTAGCAAAAGCAACGATGAACAGGTTTGTCATTCTCGTCCAATCCTGCATGGTTGTTGCGCAGTACTGGTTTCCCTTTCTGTGCATCTTCGTGATAAGAGAATTGTGCGAGTTGTTGTAGCTAGGTGAAGCGCCACTTACAGAGTTCGGTGTGCCGGATGACTCTGAGGAGTCCTGGTACTTCGCAATGGCCACGAACGGTCTTACAGATCCGTCAGGTTTGATTGCTCCGCCTTCCGGGAAACTTCCATCAAACTTTGTATCAGACAGAATTACATCTTCTCCAAGAGCATCGATCTTAATCTTGATCCACTGTGTATTGAACAGGCAGAACACATCGTGCTCATACGGATCAAAGGTGTCATCAATGCCTTTGATTGCTGTGACAGTGAACTCTCCGTCGGTACCAACAGAGCCATTAACTTCCAGATGATAGAATACAGAAGTATTCTCAAGGTCATTTCTGCCTCTTACGGTATCAGTAGACACCTCACACACCTTTCCAACGTTGTCGAGAATTCTCGTGCCAACAGGAGAAGGTGTTGCACTGAACGGATCCCAGTGGACTCCGTATTTTAACCCGTCTTTTCTCATGTTGAGAAGGAACTCTGCCTGTGCGTTTTTGCTTCCGGCGAACTGGCTGGCTGCTCTCATGACAGCAACGTCATTCTTGATCAGCTGGCCAAACAGTGCGTTGAAGGTATTTGCATGAGCAGGGTCTGTAGTTTCAAGCATCCTCAGCTCCGGGTTGAAAGCTGCGGACGAAATATCAAAATTCGACATAGTCTACCTCCTAATGATATACGTTCAATTAACGTTTGTGCGAAAATGTTGCAAAATATCGTATTCCGATATTAGAACGTATCGTCGCACTCAAAGATTGCTTCCATGTCTGCATCTTTGCCTTTCTTTGCAAAGGATTTCATTGCAACCATGTCTCCCTCTGCATCATAGAGTCCAATCTCTGAGATATCGACTCCTGCAAGGACATTGGTTCCAAGCGTACATGAATAACGGATCTTTGTGTCAGATACTACTGTGTATCCGTCGATAGCCTTTCTGAGCACTTCCGTGTGAAGAGTATTGCTGCTTTCAGAGTGAGGCTGGATAACACCGCTCGCATTAACTCCGCCGGTTCCAAAAGCCATACCAGTAATCTTCGGAAGAACTCTGATACCAGCTCTGGCTTCGAGCATTTTCTTTTTTGCTCTAGTTGTTACAGTTGTACTTGCCATTTATAATTCCTCCCTTCCAGAGTTTAATTGAATGCTTCCATTCATCGTGACCGCACCGTTCAGATTGACAGCCTTTGCCGGAACATACATGTTGAAGCCGAAGCTGTCTTTCTCTCCGGCATCCAGGCGATGTCTGATCTTATTCCAAACAGGAGGTCTCGCATCGCTGAGATAGATTGCTCCGTTAAGTGTTCTTGCTCCATCGAGCATCTTGTAATTGCTTCCGTCCCACCAAGGAAAGATGAACCTGTAACGAGACCGTACATCTACCTTGTTTTGTGGTAATGTAAACGAAGAAAGAACCTCGCGGATTATGAAGCCGAGATATGCCGGCATTCGTCTGCTGAGAATGTTGTAGATCTTCCTGTTGGAGAACTTATTCTCATCGACCATGAATACGCGGATCTGCAGTGTTGAGCTTTCCCACCACATCTCACTTTCACACCCGGAGTAGTTCCGGATCAGCGTCTGGATAGATGTCCTCGACAGCTTACCGGTACCTGAGTAGTACGCTGCAACTTCCTTCCTTCGTTCTGCAATAGGTGCAGTTTCATCCGTCTCGATGCCGAGAACCATCTCATACATTTTGAGAGCGTTTTTGTCTGCCTGAGAAGGGAACTGGTTGTTGACAGTCTTCTCAAGGAACACGGCCATAAGATCAAGCAAAAAGCCTTCGAATTTGTAGACGGCTTTCATTTCTCTGTATTCCGTCCACCATCTAGGGCCATAGCTTACGATTTCCTCATATCCGCTTCTCTGCTGGTTATTAAAGATTTCCACTTACCGTCACCTCCCCAACGACAGGCACATGATACACATCGATAGAGATGTTATTCTTTGCCCCGTTCAGCAGGAGATCATCGAAGTCAACGATATCGCTGATATTTCCGATCAGTGTGCTGATACTGTTGAAACGTACAGTTGTCGTGTCATTGTAGGAATTAAGTGCAAGTTCTTTGCAGTACGATACAAGTGTTTCTCTGAGTTTTGTCTGAATGCCAGGGTAAGAACTCTCAGCTTTCTTTTCTACAGTCACAGACACATTGATGGTTGTTGCCTCTACTGCCTGTGCTGTAAAGAAGCATCCGATGTTCGCCATTCCTTCACCCATTCCCTCTGAGTCCGGGTCGATGTAATCCTGAACATTGTTCACAACTGTACTTGTAGGCACTACTCCGGCAGAAGAAATGATAATTCCTTTAACAGTGTTTGCTCCGTTCCACATAGGAATGATCTTCGCCCTTCCGACACCGGCTACTTCCTCACACCATGATTTCATCTGTGATTTGTTACTGTTTTCAGAAGGACCTGAAATCTTATCGAGAAGTCTCTGCCTTGCAGAATCGTCACTCTCTTCATCAACGGCCGCAGTTGCAATTCCAGTTACAGTTGCGCTGATAAGGTCATCTACATCGACCTCAGGTACTACGGAAGAACCTGTTACGATGTTATTCATCTCGGTTCCAGTTTCTTCAGATGTCATGATCCATGATGTACCAACCTTCGACATGGTGAAGAAATGGTCATCACAGCTCACTCTGTCTCCTACTGTAGGCTCAGCTCCTACAAAGGTTACATAGTACGATGCAGATGTTGCTGTTTCCGGGTTACGTTTCATTCCTCGCTCTGCAAGCCGTTCATCAAGAACGACTCCGGTGCATGAGTTGAGAGAAATGATTTCATAGACCTGATTGAGGTCATTGAAGAATTTGGCAGTTCGAAGGATTGCGCCGTCGGAAGCATCCCTGTAGATACTTCCCTGCCGGCTGTCTACTCCGAGTTCGTCTGCCAAGTCAATGCATTCCTCAAGAAGGTATTCTTCCGTGATCTCTTCCAGATTGAGATCTTCGATGTTTCTAATCGCCATCGTTAAGCACCCCCTCGATTTCCGTATCGCCATAAATGGTTTCTACTGTGAATTTCACATGGACACTATCCTGGTCGACAATCTCATACTCAAGATCTGACACGGACAGTATCCGTTCATCAGCTGTCAGCGCATCCTCAATCATGACAGGAATATCTGCAGCAAGATACTCCGGAGTAAGGTCGCTGTCATTCAGTTTGTTGAATAAGTCGTTCCCGTACTGATCGTCATAAATCAGATGCGCAAATCTGGTGGTAGACAGTATCTTCCAGATAGCCTGAGCGCAGGCCTCGATACCATCTACAAATCCAGAGATACGTTTGTGTTCAAAATCCATACGATAGGTGCGGTACTGCTGGTAATCGTCATCTAAATCATCCTCGTCAAGAGGAGTATCGATGATCTGTTCATCTTCATCCATATTTTCACGTCCTATCTAAGATATAAAAAATCTTGTTGCTATACACAGACAGAAGGTACAGTTCGTACCCTTCCACAATCAGCTCCTCTTTTCCACTAGGGATTATGAGTGACTGCGCTGAGAGCTGTACACTGATTTCTCCTCTGATCGTAATCTGAACCGGATCAACAGAGGTAACCACTCCAACAACGATCTGCGGCATGTTGTAGTCAGCCATCTGCTGAAATACCGATTTCAATGATGTTCCTGCCATGCGTTACCTCCTATTTCTCGTAGTTCATTTTCAGTTTCATCGTATGTGCTCCCTTTTCCCATGTATGCGTATCTTCATCCACATACAGGTACCGCTTCGTACCGACTTCGGTCAGGTCTGCATATACGCATCCGCCTGCTTTGATTGTTGAGTCTCCAGTTCCGGTCCAGCTGAGGCTTTTCGATATAACATTCTTTTCTTTTTTGAATGTATTGATGCGACTTTTCAGCTCTGTACTCGTAATCTTTTCGTCTACAGTGGACATTTCAGCAAATACACCGATCTTTTTTTCAAGAGCAGTATCTTTGTATGACTTCTTTTCCTTGCCTTTCGATGTTTTCAGGGATATTCTCGTCCTTGTATCGTATATTGACCTGGAAAATTCATAGTTCTCTGTATTCGTTTCCGGTTTCAGTACAGTTGAGTTACTTGGTACATTTCGGAGTATCAGAGAAATCTTTCCTTTCTCTGATACCACATAGTACCTTTTGCCCGTTGCTGAATAAGTCTGTGCCAGCGCATCTTCGATTACATCCCAGTAAGTGGTGGCCTGTTTTACCAGTTCACCGATCTTATGGCCTGTGTTTGCTACCGTTCCTGCCTTTAATCCCAGCTTTTTGAGACACCATTTGAATATCTCGTCTGCCCTCTTCTTTTTGAATGAGAAGCTGCCTTTGTTATTAGCAAGATAAATGCAGTTGTCGTATGCCTTCAGCGTAAGTGTTCGTTTGCTCGAATAGTTCTCGGTCATGAGCAGGCCTCGGAACAATTCCTTTTTGTTCTCATACAGAACACAGGTCTGTCCTTCCGCGCAGTTCACGATCGCTCTGTCCATCTGCTCGGTGTCCATCAGCACAACCTCAACAGTTCTTGGCGCAGATCCTTTTCTGCCACTCCACGTTACCTTCTGGACCAGCTGTGATACATCGTAGTGCGTGCTGCCTTTACCAATCGTGAATTTCAGATTGTTCATGCCACACCTCCTACGGTATCGTTAAGACCTGTCCGGGATAAATAAGATTCTTGTTCTTTATCTTTGATTTATTCGCATTATAGATTTTTGTATACTGAGCTCCGTTCCCGTAATACTTCTTTGCGATATTCCAAAGGCAATCACCTTTCTTTACCGTGTAGGTCTTACTCTTTTTCTTGTTCGATGTTCTCTTTTTCGTCGTTTCCTTTTTTGCTTTGCTCTTCGTAGATGTTTTTTTCGATTTCTTCTTCGTGATTTTCGTCACGGTAACCGATCTGTACTCTTTCATTTCAAGAGAGAAATGAACAGCACCTACATCTCCTCCTTCTTCTGATGCCGTAAAACTCGTAATGATTACATAGATATCTATGGCCATAGGTCCGCCAGTAAGCACAAAGTGCGCCGGCTTCGACTTGTTCATAAGATTTCTGATGTATGTCACCCAGTCTTTCGGTGTCTTCCAGAGGCTTGACTTACAGTTGCAGTAGCTTGAACTGTATGTCGGTGGGAAGATACCGGAGAATGATACAACCCCGGCACCTCGTTTCCCTTTGTGGAAGATCTCGCCAAACTTATCAATCTCAGAAGAAGTAGCAAGACCCTTGTACGAATACTGCAAAGACTCAGGAAGCATTGGAAAGCTGTACTTTATCTTGTCATTATCGTAATTGAGCCACATCTCATACTTAGTACTCATATGCGCCATCTCCTTCCTCTAAGATTTCCTGTTCAAGGATATTCATAAGAACATCTTTGACATTGTCCACCATTACCTGCAGGATATCTGCTTTTGACATGCCAGAAGAGATTTGCATCTTTCCAGATCCGTTGATGTTAAGGTTGATATTCTTGTCAGAAGATTTTCCACTAACTTCGGAGCCTCCATCTGCAGATGATCCAAGGCCTGACATATTCGGTTTTGGTGTGCTGCCAATAAGTCCGAGTCTTTCGCCCGTCTCTTTCCAGATTGCTTTCGCATTGTCTGATCCATCGATAGGAATGAATGCCTCGGGGCCAGCCTCTGCGAATACACCGTAGTGAGGAGTATCAAAGATACCACCTTCCGCATGGGCTGATGCGATTGTAGCGGTTACTGTGCCGCCATCTACGCTTACTGCTACACTTGCTGTCGGATTTGTGATATGCCAGTTCAAGGTTACGTTTACCGTTCCTGTTGCGGAAATAGCCGAATTGAACTTGCTCTGTACATCACTAGAAACTTCAGAGTAAACGGATGCAGAATTGTTCGTCTGGGAAAGAGTCACATCTGTCGATCCATCACTGTCAAACACCTCTGACATTGCCGTCTGTGTTTCCGTTGTCATGCTTGTGTATGCATCGCTCGTATCGACCGTTCCGGCCGTTACAGTTGCATCTGCAGTCAAACTTATGTCTGTGCTTGTTCCGTCTCCTCCTGCCGACTCTGCGGCTTCCTGTGCGGCCTCGTTGACCGCTTCACCTACTCCAGAAGTATCGACATCCTGTGCCTGTACTGCGATGTCCATAGGAACATTAAGAATATCCCCAGGATTGATCACATTCGGGTCAGCAAGACTGCTTGCTTCTGCGATTCGGCCTACAGCTTCAGCTATCACTTCGTCAGCTGTTCCTTCCGGAAGAAGCTGCTCTGCAAGCTGCCATACAGTATCTCCGCTGTCTACCTCGAACTGGAGGAAGTCAGAACCATTGATCTGTGTGGTTACTCCTGTGTTTGTAAAGCCTTCAATCTGTGTAGCAATCTGTGAAGTATCGATGTCAGATACGTTTACTTTCGCTCCCGTACCAACTTCAATACCGTTTTCGGCAAAATACTGGGACACATCGTACCCCTGCTCTGCCATGATCTGAGCAAACTTATCTACATCAAAGTTGCCATCCTGTGCCATAGCATCAGAAATGGCCGACCACATTGCTGAGAAATCAGCATCGTTTGCAGTTTCCGTCATTGCCCTGTTTAACTCTGTCATAAGTTCATCAGGGATTGCTGTGATAAGATCACTTGACTCCATTTCAGAAAGGAATGCTTCCACTCCTCCTTCCTGTCCGGCAATCTGTCTTGCTATCATTGCGTAAGCGGACTGCTTATCTCCTGACGCAGCTCCTACTTCCATAGCCTGGTAATAGCTGTCCATAAAGGCCTGAGGCAAAGGTTCGGTTGCATTGTCAATGACTTCTCTCATGCTTTCAACGGTCGGGAACATAGACTTGAATCTATCCTTTAGAGCACCTTGTGTTGCGCCATCAAATCCTGTGTCGATTGCCCATGCATTGTCTAAAGCCTGCTGTACATCATTAAATCCAGCTCCACCGTCATTGATATAGCTCTGAATATTTTCATTGATGAAATCAATCTCACCCTGAGCACTCTCCTGTATTGAGGTTCTTGCTGTTTCGAGTTCTGTGCCATATGCATCAGTGAGTGAATTGCTGATCCAACTCATTTCTGTGGTGAGCGCATTTGCATCGGAGTTCTGAAGTGTTCTTCCGAGCATCTCCATAATTCCATTCATTCTGCCCTCATCAATATGGCCATTCAGCCTTGCAGTTTCAAAATATTCCAAAAGACTGAGGTAACTTGACTGCTCCTCTGCCTTCTGCGACTCTCTGTTTTCATCAAGCTGTGTAATTACTGATTTCCACGTATTCGAGTCGAGTGCTGCGCCTGATGTAGTGAGCGACAGCCAATCCTGAAGCGCAAGTGCCTGTGCTTCCCTTCCGGAGTTTACGATCTGAAGCATTTTCTGTTGAAGTATGTTGATTGCTGTAGATGCTTCAACACCGAGTGCGCCCTCATCAAGTGCCTGCTGAAGAATATTTCCGATTGCACTGCTAAGACCAGATACTTCGGCCATATCCTGTTCAAACCATGAATGCATATCTGCAACAAGTTGTGTAGAGTCAAGTCCTCCTTTTGCCATGATAGCCTTTACAGATACCTGTGCTGCATATGCATCTTTCTGCAGTGCTTCTACGAGTTTAGATTCGAACTGGCTCTGTGCCGTTGCGATATCCTCAATCGTCACACCTGAAACAGATGCATTTACATTCTGTACCTGCCATACAAGGAAGTTTATTTCTTGCAGTTTCGCTTCTGCGTCAGCTTTTAACTGTGCACCTTCTTCAAATGACACATTTGCCGCATGAAGTTCTGCTGTAAAATCTACCGGGATAATGGTGTCCGCAAGTGTTTTAATCTGGCTTGTGTCGAGTGTGATCTCTCCAAAATGCTGTTTCAGATTGGTTTCGACTTCCATCTCATGCAGTTTGCTCACAGCCGCAGATACACCTACCACAGCAGTTGTTACAGCCGCAGCGCCAAGTACCCACGGATTTGACACGAATGATGCTACAAGGCCTCCAAGCCCTGTGCTCGCAGCCGTTGCTCCGCTTGCGATGCTAAGAAGATCTGATCCAATGTTCACAGCTTTCATAGCGAGAAGACCACCGGCAATACTCTTTATCGCAATTCCAGTTGCATCAGGATTGGCTGCAACAAGTCTTGCAAATGGAGAGATAACATCACCAAGTGTTCTGAGTGCACCCGTAACTCCATTGATGATACTTGGAACCATAGGTGCGAATGCAGATAACAGGTTTCCGATCTCGGTGAAAAATCCAACAATCGGCTCTTTGATGACATCCATGTTTTCAAGGAATCCATCTACCGCAGGCTCCATCGCAGTTACAAGGGCTTCACCAGAGTCGAGTCTGATATCTTCCCATGCCGCCGCAAGAAGGTCCTGTTTGTGGGCAAATGTGTCTGTCATCTTTGAGTATGCCGCCTCGGTTGCCCCGGCCGCATTACCCATTTCTGCAATATCCTGTGCGAATACCGAAGCACGGAGTCCTGTAAGACCTGCCGCAGCATTGCCGGCTTCAACAGATGAGAACAGCTGTCCTATCGTCTGCCCGGTTTCCTGTGCATGGCCATACATTAGATCAAGTGCCTGGTTCACGTTTCCGCCTTCAGCAATAAACTGACGGAATGATTTTCCAGATAACTGCTGGAATGTCTGTCCGGCTCCCTTCGCTTCGTCTGACAACTCAACAAGCATCTGCCTCATCTGCGTTGTTGCTACCGATGTAGGAGTACCGGCTGCCGTAATAGTGGCAAGCCCTGCGGCTACATCCTCGAACGATACACCTGCGTTAACAGCCGTAGGAACGACGTTGAACAGCGCACTGGACATTTCCTCGAAGTTCGTTTTTCCAAGCTTTACTGCCGTGAACATGACGTCTGAGGCACGTTCTGCGGTCATGTTTGCCTGTCCGTAAGCATTCATTACCGATGTAAGACCATCAACCGAAGTTTCAAGGTCTGTAACACCGCCAACTGCCGCTTTGTTTGCCACTTCAAGGAAACTGAATACATTGTCAGAAGGAACCGATGCGGAAATAGCCTGGTACAATGCCGGAACAATGTCCGTAGTGAGGGTTCCTGTCTCAGTAGCGAACTGTTTGACCTGAGCCTCCATCTGTCCCATGCTTTCTTCCGTGCTGTCTGACAGAAGTGTAGATACCTCTGCCATTCCTTTTTCAAAATCCGTGAAATCTTCGACAGCCCTGTTGGCATAATCTCCGACTTCTTTGATAATTGCCATTCCGGCGAGCACCTTGATAAGATTACTTGCCGCGGAAGCAAGCCGATCAGAAGCACTGGACATCTCGTCAAGTGAGTTTCCTGCATCGTCTGCTCCGTCTGCAATCTCATCAAAGCTGTCAGCACCATCTGAAATACCATCAAGTGCATCTCCAACATCTTCTGCAATCCCGGACAGATCTTCCATGCTGTCACCGGCATCGCTGATTGCCTCTGAGAGGTCATCAACTTCGTCGGCCGCATCGGATAAACCATCACCGAAATTGCTAAATCCTGTGTCGAACTCGTCAAAACCGGAGAGTGCATCCTCTACGGCATCTCCAAGACCTTCCGCAGCTGATGTTGCATTTGTGAATGTGCTCTGCAGACTATTACCAAGGTTTGTGATTGAGGAGCCGCTGAACGCACGGTCCATGCTCCTTCCCATGTTACTTAGGGCGGTTGATGCGTTCTGTGCCGCTGATGACACCTGCCGTAGCTTCGGCGAAGCGTCATCGTTAAGTGTTAGCCTTACTGATACATCTTCAGCCATGCTATTATCCTCCCTATTTTTGTTTGATCATAACTTTCGCCAGCCTGTCAGATGCACCTAGCGGTGCATCGTTGGCCAGTTCTTCCGAGGCAATATAAGCCAGTTTCACATTCATCGGCATTTCAGCATATTCCTCAAGGCGGATACCTCGTTTCTGCCACAAGATGTGTGCCCACTGCCAGTCTACTGCATCCTCTGACTCATCTCCCCCGGACATTAGTTTTTTAACTCTTTGATAGTCTCCTTCTCATCTTTGGAGCCAAGACCAAGCGCATCAGAGAGACACTGATTTGCATACTCAAAATCTTCTTTTGTGGCGAAAATAACCTGCGGCATATCGAGTCTGTCCAGAATTCCGTAGAACTCCATCAGTTCCGGATCATCGAGTTTCGGCTGAACAAAAGCATCAACCATCATGTGGAGGCCTGCTCTGTCAGCGTCGTAATCCTTTACAACTGCAACTACACCATTGTTTCCGATGACAGGACGTCCGTTTCTTCCTCCGTCTCTGTACACCTCGGTGGTCTTATACAGATCTCTGATTTCCTTCATGTCCTTCATGGACAGTCTTTTGATGATAAACGGGATCGGCTGACCCTTCTCATCTGTAAATGTCTTAATTCCCGGGAACTCCATGGTTCCTCTGTCTTTTAATTCCGCTTTCATAAAAGCTTTGATATTCATATCAGTATCCTCCTTATGCATTAACTTGCATTAAATTGCATTAAAAAAGGCAGGGCAATCTGCCCCGCCCCACGCATGATTACGCGATGTCTTTAGCTCCGAAGCTGATGGACTCTTTCACTACGTCTCCGTCAGTGTCAAGGTCCATAAGGTTGATGTCTCCAGTGATTACGCAGCCAACAACAAGGATCTCGTCCTTATTGTTTGCATCGAAGAAGTCACTGTTCTGATCGTCGCAGATACCCTGGATCTTGAACTCAGGAGTAGCGCCGGACTTGATGTACTCAAGCACTTTCTTTTTCCACATGTTTGTGGTCTTCCACTGCTCGATCGTTCCGGTCACATCATATCCTGTCCATCTGCGGTTTGTGCCTTTCTCAGAAAGGGTCTTGCCGGACCATACAGTAGGAGTGAATTTTACGTTGAACTTGCAGCTGTCAGCTACAAGAACTCCGTCAATGTACACCTTACCTTCTCTTGCGCAGAGAGGGCTTTTGTTTACTCTAGTAGATTTGCCCATTTACTCGTCCTCCTTTCTTAGCGTGCGGTTACAGTGAAGTAGTACTTCTCTGCAGAGTCAACTGCCTGAACACCAACGTTGATGTAAACACTGTCACCAACGGAAAGGCTCTGATCAACCTTGAAGTCGTTGTCCAGGTCAACATTTGTGATAGCGCCATCGTTCTGGTAAGCCATCAGGATCGCACGGCCAAGTCCTTCGATTACAGACCATCCGTCAGAGTTGTTGTCAAATCTGTTCGGAATGAATGTAAGAAGGAGCTCGTTTGCCAGAGTATCAAGCACTCTGGACGGGCGGCCTTTCTTCAGGTCTACCGGATCATCCTGAGTGAATGTGGTCTTGGAAGTAACATCGTACTCAACGATGACATTTCCGGAGTCATCCACATTGAAGAAGATCTGTCCTGCCTTGATAGCGGCCTCAGATGCCTCGTTGTTCTTCTCGCCAACAACAGCAGTAGCACCTACTACCTGTTTGTAGGTAAGAGAAGTCACATAATCAGCCGCAGCTGCAGCGCCGGCAAGCCATGCAGTAGCCTGAGAAGTGGTAAGGTCTTTTCCACCATAGCTGAAAGAGTTCGTGAGGTTGTATACACCTTCGTGATCTGCAGCATGGGAAGGAACTACAGCCTTGCACTTCCATCCGATGGTGTTGCGGATGTATTTGATCTTGGTGAGCAGAGCAGCCAGCTGAGAAGACTCAGTTGACGGGAATGCCATTACATTGAACTTGATCTTCTCTGCAGCATCGAGGAAGCTGGAGAGAGATGTGTTGATCGATGTGCTGACATCAGTTCCTCCTACCAGAGATGCAGATGCGAATGCAGTAAGAGATTTGCTCTTGTCTGCAGCAAGGACATCTACATAAGCAGAGTCTGCAAGATCTCCAACAGTTGTGATACCCTCGTAGTTCTCTACTTCGGAGCCATCAAGAAGGATGGACACATCGTAGCCTTCTACAGGGTTTGCTACGGATTTAAGCTGGATCTTGTTTCCAAGAGTACCCGGATACTTAGCAGATACCTCAGCAGTAGCAGAGCTTCCGCAAGTCATGCTTACCTTAGCTTTTGCAGATCCTCCGTCGCAGATCCATACATAAACTTCGCTTGCGTTTGCAAAGAGAAGCTGGAGCATGAGCATATGGTCGTTGTCATCATAGATGGAACGTCCAAACTTTGCTTTTTCTCCGTCCGGAGATGCTGCCGTGAGATGGATCCACTGGTTTCGAGGACCGAAGTCGTAGCCGATGAGCGGGATCATGGCGATACCAGCAGGAACACCTGCGGCACTCGGCTGTTTACCGTTCACAACATTAACGTATGTGCCCGGTCTTACTTTCGGCTGTGATAATTTGAATGTACCTCCTGCCATAATTTAGTTCTCCTTTCCAAGCCATTTATTGATGATGGCTTTACAATCGTTGACAGTTAATTTTTCTTCGGTGTGGCCATAAAGGGCGCCATCGAAGGTAGAAGAAGAAACGCCGAACAGTGCAACACAGTTCTTGCGGAGCTTCTCAACTAAAAAAACAGGCTCTTCATGAACCTGCTGTTCTGTAGTAACCTCTACAGATTTTCCAGTGCTTTTCGCAGACATTCTTTTTCTGCCTCCTGTTCTTTTCTTTGTTCCTCAGTAGCCTCGTACCATGCCTCGTACAGCCTGTCAGGCTTTACAATTCCATCAAAGATGAAATTCTCAACCTTCTGGCCAAGAGGATTGGTCGGTGTGAAGTAATGCATAAGTTCAAAAGAAAGCTGAACGATGCCTCGCTCAATCTTTTTCACTTCCGGATTTACAATCCGCACGAATGAGTTGCTTAATGTACCGTCTTTGTTCATCATCGGTATCCCGCAGCCATCAAGTAACATGCAATCTCTTACGTTGACAGCTGTCTGATAAGCTTCCCAATCCGTACTGGCCATGAACTGGCACTGAAAGATCAGTGTTGACCTATACGTTGAAAGTGTTACCTTCTTCGACTGCGTCCAGGGAACAGGAAAATACAGGGACGGAACCTTGTACTGTTCTGGCTCTTCATCGAAGTACGTAGCAGTTTCAATCTTTGAATGATTCTGAATATACCGTACTGCAGATGCGAGGCTCTGTTCTAATGCAAGAATATCCATCTCGTCTCCTTTCAGAAGTACCGCGCAAGATATTGCTCGAAATGTGCTTTCGCCATATCCGGGAACATCCTGCGGATTACTTCAACTGATTTATCGAAGAAATGGGAGCCCTTAACGTATGATGCCTTCAGCACCATGCCCGTTTTGGCTCCCGGCTGGTAAACGAACTTGTCACCGTTCCAGCTTCCGGGGATGAACCTTCCCGGTTGCTGGCCATGACCTTTATTTACCCATTTCGCATACTCCACTCGGGTGCCGACTGTGAGGGTTAGGGCACCCAAATCCAGTTCGTAGACATTGTAGCCAGCACCCTTGGAAAAGGACGATAGCAACAATCTTGTATCTACATTGTTCGCTGCCATGATCGCATCCTGGCAAATGTCAAGGAACTCTTCACCCGCATCATCTAAGACGGTTCCCATGTAAGGTTTCAAACCACTTGCGGCGGCATTCATCTTGGATGCAAGGGACTCTAACTGGCTTACGTCAATCATATTGCTCCTTTCAGACCGCTCTCCGCCTTGATCTTCACAGTGATGTGATGGTCCTGTATCTTCGTAGGACGGTCGCAGATGAAGCACTCCCCTGTTTCACGGTTTCGCACCTTGTCATTTTTTCTGATATCGGTACCGATCGGCAGTGTAAGTTTGTCCTCTCCGGACAATGCCGGATACGGCTCATTTTGTTCAATACGAATGACATCTGACTTCACATGGAAGTGGCAATGTACATCCGTTACAGACGGTGTGCTACCGTATCGCATAACAGTTCCAGTCTTTATGCCGTAGCCTGCAGACTGCTGTTTTGTTTCCAGATGGTAGATATCGCATCTGTGGTTCAAAAAATCCTCAAACATGGGTCACCTCACAGTTTCCGAAGCCGCATGGTGATGGAGCCACAATCCTCCGGGAGGATGTAGTCATGCAAGAGTTCGTCAAGGTCAAGCCCATCAAGGGAAATCTCAGACGATTCGACCGTGTAGGAATAATCGTCGAAGGTTTCACTCTTCAGGTTCTTCTTTGTCTTCAGCACTGCATTCTTCGCATATGCTTCCGTAACAAGAATTACCGCGAGTTTGACGCTGTCCGGAATAGTGGGATATGTTTCCGAACTATCAAAACGATTGTGTGTCAGCTTGATGATCTTCGCTTCTGCTCTTGCAATGTCCAGTGTAAGCTTGCTGTCGGCTCTCTCAGCGACTTCTTTGTGGTCTGTGTATTCTTTTACCTGCTGTGGTGTAACCCACGGTCTCGCCGCCATTAAGACTCGACGAGGGCTTTTCTAGCCTCGTCTGCACGTTCCTCGGTTTCTTTGATCAGCTTCAGGATATCCTCTCTGCGTCTCTTTTTTCCAAGGTCGATACCGTTTACTGTGGCATAAGCCTTCAGTTCGGTGATGCTCATGGAGTCAAGTGCGTTCGTTTCCTCTTCCGTCACACTATCGGCAAGTTCTTCAAGGACTGCATCGTCTGTTTTGTGAGGTTCGTAGACCTTCACCTCTTCGCTGTCAGAAGCTGTAACGTCGGCAAAATAACCGCTAGACAGTAGTCTTTTGTATTTTACCTCATCGTCAACAAAAACGTCCGGATTGGAGCGTGTAGCCTTCACACAGCCAAGATACGATAATCCTTTGATAAGTCTAAGATGATACATGAAGCACCTCCTTAGGCGATCGGTGCCGGAACAACCATAAGGTAGATTTCTGCCTCACCTGCAGTAGCAGCTGTACCAGTCTGAGTGTACTTTGCGTAAACCGCATCGTTTTCACCAGCTTCTACCCACATATCCTTTGTATAAGTACCAGCGGTACCTTCGGTGATATCGTTCGTTCCGAGCAGTTCGTTCTTGTTGGTCTTAAAGCCAACAGTGAGAACATTTGTGGTAGCTGCATTAAATGCAGTTTTAACCTTTGCAACGGCTTTCACTACGATAAGTCCCTTAGGGATATCGCAGATCTTTACACCGTCAGCAACACCAGAAGTGTTGTATTTAACCGTGCCTGCGCAGAAAGCCTGTGCTACTCCGCATACACCAAGATCATTCGCCTGTAATTTCATCTTTCATACCTCCTTATGAGAAAGAGTAAGCCGGAAGGCCTGTGATGATTGCAGTTGCGTCCAGTTCCTCGATAAGAGTATCCAGATCGAAGTGAACAACGTAGAAACGTTTGTCCTGAAGGATAGCGTCCTTAGAGGTAGCGTCCTTACGGATCTTAACACCGTAAGTGTTGACCTCAGTGATGTTCTTCGGATCCAGAAGCAGGATAGTGTCATCAGCAAGGCCAGGAACCTGCATAGACGGAATTGCAACCGGGCTCTTGTAAAGTGCTTCCGGAACAACACCACCAGCATTGATAACCTTGTTCAGCAGGAACAGCTCCCACTGCTGTGCTCTGGTCGGAGACATCAGCCAACGAAGGCTTCCGTTGTTGTACTTGTTCGGGATGAGGGATACAGCTTTGTAGAAGATCTCCATAGCCATATCATCGTAGGAAGAAGCATCGAACACATGGCCTCCGTCGGAAACCTGCTTAACGACACCGTTATCCAGCTTGAGGAAATCATAGTCAGGATCAGTAGAGGAAGTGCTCTCGTTACCATTGATGATAAGGTCCTCAGTGTCAACACCGATCTGAGTGGTCATCAGGTCAGTTACAGTTTTCTCGAAGCTCTCGCCCTCGATATTCTCACGCAGAGTATCCTCTGTGATTTCCCAAGGAAGTCTTACAGGGTTGCAGGAGTACTCGATGGAACCGAATTTCGGTTTTGCTCTGTAACCGTCATCCGTTCCTTCTACCTTTCTGCGCAGAAGTCTGGATCCGATGCCGATCTTATCGATCTCGCCCTTTCTCTCGGTTCTGGTCTCGTGACGGATTGCTCCAAGAAGCGGAGTAGCGTCAAAAGTCTGTTTCAGGAACTGTTTTGCCTGATAAGGCTGAAGCAGTCCGCTGGTTACTACGGATGTCTGGATTGCACCAGAATCCTTCATAATCTGTTTGTTTGATCTCATTCTAGGCATATCGTACCTCCTTTAGATGATGCCGTGCAGATAGTGCTGTTCTTCTTCAGCCTTCTGAACGGATGCGCTGTTGTTGAGGTTAGTCGGAAGACCAGCCTGCTTCATGAACGGAGCCATTGCAGCTTCTACAGCTTTTGCAACAGTTTCCTCGAGAGTAGGCTCTTCTGCTTCTTCAGCTTCTTCCTCTTCGACTTCTTCCTCTTCTTCACCGGTTGCTTTTTTGATTGCTTCTGCAATCATAGCCTCGACATCAGCCTTGGTGATGACTTCTACATCAGCACCTTCCTCAGACTTAGCGCAGGCTTTCTTTTTCTTCTTGTCATCTGTTTCAGAAGTAGCACAAGCTTTTTCAACCTGAGTCTCTTCCTGCTTAGATGCAAGACCCTCAGCGACAGCAGACTTAATGATCTCGCCAAGGGCTTCCATTTCCTGTTTCGTCATTTCTGGTTCCTCCTCTTCGAATTTTTCGACGATTCCTTCCACGTTTTTGTGGAGGCTTCTGATTGTTTCAGCTTTCAGTGAAGTACCATCCTCAGATTTGAAGATATCCTCCGTCTGATAGCTAGACATGAGTTCTTTGATGATATCGGAGAAGTCCGACAGAGCATCGTTGACCACTGAAACATCCTTTTCAGGACCCCATGTTCTTGTCTCAGGGTCGTATGCATCCAGAAGCACATCAGTGAGCGCATAGTATGCGTTCCAGAAGTTATCTCTGATGGATCTGCGGTTGTAGTTATCAATAACTGCACCTTTTTCGACCACATCAAAGCCAAGCTTCTCAGCGATTGTCTTCAGGATTGACTTTTTCTTTGCCGGAGTTTCTGCCTTCTCAAGATCATCAAGAGAGACATCCTCCACGCTGTACTGGCCAACTCCACCCATAGAGAAGCCTGTGATTTCTCCCTTCTGGACAGCCTCCCAGATAGAGTCATCGGTGATTTCCATGGTCATCATCCATGTACCCTTCTTAATTTCCTGTCCATCAATGGTTTCATCACATTTCGCAACATAACTCTCCACGACGGTTGCGCCTTCCATCGGTTCGAAATTGTGCTGCAGGTCTGCGCCCATTCCATTTCTTGCGTAACCATATGCGGCTTTTGTGATTTCTTCAGCAGTCATGTAATTCCCTTGTGTGTCTTCCACCATCGGTTCGTAGACTACACCGGTTACATAGTGAGCTGTCTTGTCCGCTTTGATAATACGTCCAAAGGTCTGGAATGATGCATTTCCTTCTTCTGCCTTCGTGATCAGGAACTGTCTTTTGTTGGCAGCCTTATCGACGAGCGATACGAAAGAAATCTTTGCATTTGTGATTTCAAATGCCTTTTCAATTTTTGCCATTCCCGGCATCTCAATCCCTCCTTTCTGCGTATTTGCTTTGGTGAGCATAAAAATGGCACGGAGCCCTGGGCCCGTGCAGTTCCATGACAGTCTGCATCTTTTCCTCCCCTTTCTAAATGTTCGGGAAATAAGAGTTGTAAACTTCCCACGAAACGTCCGGATCGCCTCCATGGTCATGTTCAAACCTCTCCTCCATCTGCCTGTACTCGGCATCAACCTGATCCATATACTGTTTCCGAAGTGCCCGTCTGTCCTCAACAGACATTGCCATCTTTTCTTTACTGCGGATAACTCTCACGATACAGTGACAGTTCACCGACTCCCCTGCAGGAAGGCATGTGTCACGAGGACACATTGGGAGATAGGACGCACCGTCGGCTCCCGTTAAGGAAAACGGCTGGTCCTTGTCCACGATCTGCCCGCTGATGGCTTGGTGGTTCGGTCTAGGCTTGTTTTTGTGAGCACCAGTATGTACCCACTCTTTTTTCTCTACAGACGGATCCTGACGGATGTACTCTTTCTGAGCGTAACTTTGAACCCTCAGTACTTCCGTCTGCGCTACTCTCCTTGCTCTGTAGCCAGGAGAACGGATACCGCTGTCAGATATGGCCGTTGCAACATCTTCAATCGACATTGCTTTTGACTGGCTGTCGATCAATATCTTCTCGATCTGCTTGTTCGTTGACAGATGCATCAGTTCCGACAGTTCCTCACTCCAGTTTTCAATGAAATGCTGTGCCGGAAGTGTGATTCGGTCATCTATAAGCAATGCAGCATCTGCATCCTCAAGATACTGCTGGACGCACTGGTTAAGCAGTTCATAGAACTGATCATGCAGTATTTCCTTCAGTTTCTTCTCAAGGTCTTCCGCATCTCTGATTGTTGGCCATATCTCGTCAATGAAGTTATCAAGTCCGGTTGCCTCCTGCAGTGCTTCAAGAAGTTCGTCACAGTACTCATTAAGAGCATCTGTTGCTTCATCCTCTATCGCATTCATGGCGGCTACAGTCTCTGCAGTCTTAACAAAACCTTCGTCTGCAAGCTGTTCCTCGATATCTTCATCTGCTTTTGCCAGATAACGGTCGATGGCATCAATCAGACCGTCGTACTCTGTTCCTGTAAATGGCATACATATCAATCCTTTCAATCCCATCGTGTTCTTTTTTGTAGCAATCTTTGCAGAGCCGTACGGATACAACAGGTTTGTTGTATTTCATCACGATTCTGCCCTCGTTTGGCGGAACGTAATATCCGCAGTAATCGCAAAAGCTTCCTCGCAGGACCGGCATATCATCACCTCATTTTCACAAGAAGACGTCTGACCTCCTTCATTACTGCTACCAGCTCTGTAGGTTCGTCATTGTCCTCTGCTTTTTTGATCTGATTGTCAAGCTGTCCCACGGTGTCATCACCTACCTTTGGAGCGGTTGTACCCTGTTTCGGTGTCTGTTCACTTTGCTTCTGCTGTTTTTTCTGTTTCTGCCCAATCTGCTCATTTGTCTGTCCTTCTTGATCAGACATAAGCTGTGCCTGCTGAGACTGCCATTCTCTTTGGAGTTCTGCCTGCTCTTTTGCGTTAAGCTGAGCGGATACAACAAGCGGGATATCACCCCACTCGCCTTCATAATCCTCGGCATCCTCTCCAATAGCCTCATAAGCAATCTGTTTTGCTTTGTTAGGCGGAAGACCTCCGGCTCTTTCAGTGATGGACAGGATTTTGTACAGGTCATCAGGGTTCGTTATCTCAGGAGCAAGGAACTCAACCTCACAGTATCTGAACTGGTATCCGTTCAGAAGGCGGTTGTTGATCTGCCATGCCAGAGAAGTACGTTCCGGCTGAAATACCTGTTTTTCTGTAACTTCCTGAGCTGTCTGAGCGGTAGCACGGTTGAAATCCTGTGTATATCCGACATACAGATCCGGAAGGTTGAAAGCTGACTGGATGCGCTTTCTGTTGTTATCGATGTATTCCTGGAAAAGCTCATCTTTCTGAAGGATAGATGCAAGGTCTTTGATCTCAATCTCCGGCTGTTTTGCATCGAAGTCGTTATCCAGCGCCTCAGTCTCCAGAATGAGGAACGAATGCTGTCCCTGTTCTCCCTTGATGCCGTTCATGTATAACTGCAGCTTTTCGTAGGAACTCTGCGTGAGTGTTCCACCTTTGATGCAGATCATCATAGGAGTGTGTCTTCCGTTCAGGAAATAGTTGTTATTGAGGTGCTCAGCCCTTCTCGCTCCGTCAGAACCAAGTATCTGACCAATCCATCTAACTTCTCCATAGTTGTCCGTGCCAAGCTTGAACTCAATAATCTCATTGGCCTGATACGATCTTTCGACACCCTCATAAAATCTTCCATCACGGAAGTCCATCGTTCTGGGGTCTCCAAATTCCTTGAAGTAAACGGTTGTTCCACCGACCGTCTGTTTGAAGATACGGAACTTCTTCTTTCTGACGATCTTCTGACCATGATAGAAATAGGTCAGATCTGCGTATTCAAGCGGTCTCGACATTCTGATACTGGCAACCTCTCGAATAAACTCAAGCTGTACCACATTACCTGCCATGTCTCTGATCACTTCGCAGTAAGCAATTCCATATTTCTCTCTGGCTTCGATGATGTCCTCGAAGATTTCCTTCGTGTCCTCCTCGATTGTCAGCAGATTTAGGATATCCTGTAGCCTCTGCCATTCAGCAAGTGCTTCCGGTGTATCCTCCTGGTCATCATCGATATACTTGATGCCGAGTCCATACCCTGCAATATTGTTCTTGTAGGCATGAATGCACTGTGGAAGAATGCCGGAATTCTTTACCATCTCTCCCAGACTCTCGATAGGCAGATCAGGTTCTGTCCAGTCCGATGCATTACGCTTCTCATCAACCTCGATCTGCGTAGGTGCATCTGCCTTTATAATGCTTGCTCTGACCGAGGCGGCTTTTTTGTTCGCCATGTATTACCTCCTTTTAACCGGGAAGCATGTCAGGAGCATGCTGTCCGCTTCGTCCGGGGAGTGAAGTCCCCTGTCTTTCATGTCTTTCTTTGACTCAACCTTTATCTTTCCTCCAACAAAGCTGTACTTTCGTATGGACAGCTCCGCAACAAGGTCTGAGTCATCCGGAAGAACCAGTGTCGGGTCTCTCGGATTACCTTCATCGTCAAAAGGCTGTATCATTTCCCTTATGATGCCCATCATGTAAGTGGTGGAATCATAATAGTATTTGTGTTTGATAGGCTGTCCGAAGTGGACCGCCACAACTTCCATGTTTCCGTACAATTCAGGATGCTTTCTCTTTGCAGCCTTCAGCTGGTCTGTAACACCTCCGCCAACACCTCCATCGTCGATCTTGACGTAGATCTTACCTTTGAATTTGTAAAGGTCTTTCAGCATTGAAAAAAGCTGACAAATATTGCCAGCTGTCCATGTGGTGTCCTGTCCGTTGTATGTCTTATACATCCGGCACACCTCATTGATCTTGTACGATATGCAGGTCTTATCATCTCCAAATCGGGCAACGTCACAGCCAATGTCGATCGTCTCGACACCAGATCGGTCAATCACCTTCTCGCCCTTACCGTTGTAGAAGGAACCGATTGCCTTTGCAGTTTTCTCTTCCGGCTCTGTTTTGATGCTCTGCTCAATCCATGCAAGCTGAATGAACACATCGTCTTCCTGCTCCGGGAATTCTCCCAGTACACGGACACGGAAAACATTGCTGTTTTCTCCGTATTTCCTCTTCAGTGACTCTATGTTGTCCTTGCTTGTCCTTGGGCTGTCTGCAGATGATACAGTATGCTGCACATATATGCTTCTGTCCCCGTGGAAGCTGTCATAGAATGTACCGCTCGTCCTTGTGGGGTTTCCGCACATCAGAAGTTTGTTGTTTGCACCTGACAATGTACCGACGATTGCTTCCATGATCGGGTCTGCCACACCGGATGCCTCGTCCACGATGAACAGCATGTTGTCTTCGTGGAAGCCCTGCATGTTCTCTGGCTTCGTAGCAGTCCTGGCAACTCCAAACCAACGCTTTTCATTGCCGACCATATAAACATATGTCTTTGTCCATTTCAGGAGCATAGAGAGCAAATCAGACTTGCTCATCCATTTTGAGATCTCAGACCACAGTACGTCATGCAGCTGCTGTTTCGTTGGAGCAGTAGCTACGATACGCGGATATGGAAAACAAGTAAGAAACCACAGGAATACTGCCGCTTCCATAGCTGTTTTTCCAACACCCTGTCCAGACTTGATGCTGACCTTCGGGTTGCTGGCCAGATCTCGCATGGCTTTTTTCTGCCATGGATCCGGAGTAAACTGAAGAACTTCTTTGCAGAATATCACAGGGTCTTTCTGCCAGATCGGAATACTCTGCTCAAGGAAGTCGTTCAGCCAATCCATATCATTCATCAGCTTCACCCCTTGCCTTAATCACTGCATCTGCCCAGGCACGAACAACATCGTTACCCTTGTTTTCTCCTTCCATCTTTCTCATTTCCAGTCGGAGTCTTACAAGGCTGTCGAGTGCTTTGCTCTTTGCCTTCTGGACCGTGGACAGCTCCTTCTCCAATCGGATTATGATGTTGTCCTTATTCTCTGTAACTGTCTGAAGGTCGTAGGCCTCTCCCGGAAGCCTATCGCCGTTCATGACCTTTTCTTCAATTCGTTCCTTGTACAGGAGTTTATCATCAGGATTATCGAAGGTTCGTTTCTTTTCAGTCCTTGTGATGCCAAGGATAGCAACCGGCTCACTCTGCTCTCTGTACTTGTTGATCGCTTTCATGATGCGGCGCTCCCTTACGGAATAAAGCTGTATCTGTTGAAGAAGTAGCTCCTCCTCGTCCGTAGGAACATTCTCGATCATATCCTTTTCTTCATCATCAAGGATATCCCAGTAGACTTTTGAATATGCTCCGTGCTTCTCCGACAGTTTATGTCCTGGCTGAAAGGTGTTGACTCCCTTATGGCCAACGGAATTCTTATTCCCTTTCGGTGCTCCTGTTTTGCGAACGCTCGCTTTTTTCTTCGACGAACGTTCTGTTTTGTTCTTGCTCTTTTTGTTCGGGTTATTATCCTCCCATTTCTGAGTGGATTTCCAACGTCGAACGGTACCTTCTGGGACGTTCAACTCTTTGGCAATGTCAACCAGCTTCATCCCGCCATGGTACATCTGCTCAGCTTTTATGCTGTCGGGACTTCTTGCCCTTGCCATTGTCCGCCCCTCCTCCCTTGTTCCATTTCGGCATTATTTAGAAGGAGGAGGGCTTTCGCCCTCCCGCTTTCCGTTGGTTTGTTATGACTAACAGGCTCAATAAAATCAGATTTTCGTGACATATTCTGCTTTAGAATACCCACTTACATCCTTTGTCATCATCTTCAGGAAGTCCTCTTTCGAAAAATCAGATAATCGGAAAATCTCTTCCGGTTTCATGCCGAGCTGTTTTCCGATCTCATCAACACTTTTCCCTTCTTCGGTCAGTTCTTTGATGATCTTCTTCATCGGTTCCAAAAGATGTGTACCTCTCGCCCTGTTGTGCGTTACGGTACCGTAAATATTGCCTGCTTTGTCTTTATGATCCACAACCACCACAAGTACCTTGCCGCCAAGCCTCTCATACAATGTTCTGCGGTCCTCCTTCTCAGAAGGTGGCACATATGTCCACTCCGGTCCTGATACTGTCCATCTGTGGAAACCGTCAATGATGGTTCCGTCCGGTCTTACAACGATAGGAAGTGTCCATCCGTTTGTGAAGATCGACTGTGTGAGCAGTTCCAGGTTCTGCTTTGATACTTTGTTTGGGTTGTAGTCATTCGGTTTGATTGTTTTTCGGTCTACCCACTGGAAGGTAGCAGACGGTGCGATCAGCTTATCCATTCTTTTCCCCTTTCTTTGCCTGTCCTATATATTTCCCGTAAATGCGGTGATACAGTGCCCGGAATGTTCTTCCCTTTGGGTCTCCCGATATCAGGCCCTCATAGATGTGCCTGAAATCCTCTCCGGATGCGATCGTAGAGACTTGTACGAAGAAGTTCCGGTACCGCTCAGCTGTCTTTCGCTTGTGCGGTGTATCGAAATATAAGTCCATGTTGTTGAAAAGATTGATAAGTTCCTGCTTGTAGTCCTTTTTGTCCTGTCCGTCCTCTATTTCCTTCCTCTTTCTGGAACTCCGGCCAAACATCTCACTGTCCCAGTACAGGGCGGCAAGATATGCGTTCGGCTCTCTGCGGATAATTCGTTCCATGAGGTCTGGATAGTACTCATTCATTTTTACCAGACTTCGCGCAGTGTCCACACTAAATAACTGACTTACGCGAAGTTGTTGTTTTCCTGTCCCGGACTGCCAGAGAAACAGATAAATCTCCGGGATGTCAACATGTTCATTCAACAGGTACAGCCATACGTCATTGTTGGTCCAGTCGTATATGGGAAATACCTGATGTTTGTTTGTCATTGTTCTTCCGGCTCTCGTCATGGCTGCTATGTTCTGCAGTCTCTGCAGCGACTCGGCCATTCTGATGCCGACAATGGTAATGCCGGATGTGCATATCCTTGGCAGAAAGTCCTGATATGCATCAATCCTAGGTCTAAGCTGAGGATGGTTCCTGATTGCGAACGATGGGGGCCTGCGAACCCACACGTTTTCTTTGCGTGAGTCCCAGCAGATAAATGTCTCATCGTTCGATAATGCATTGAAGCAGTTGAAGTGCTTCACCTCTATGCAGAACCATTCAAACTTTGCTCCCAGCATGAGGAAGATCTTCCTCCACTTCAATGTCATCTCTTCCATGCACGGAAAGATTGCTTCCTCATCGATAAACTGTACGGTAAGCTGACTCATGTCTATCTCGCCTCTTCTGGCCAGATTTACGATCAGCTGTGCCATACACAGACTGTCTTTTCCTCCGCTGAACGAGAAGTACACAGGCAGTCCGTTATTGAACACGTTCTTGATCCGCACCTCTGCGGCCTTCACGATGTCGATACTTGCCTGTTTTCTCTTTACAGCCATATCTTTTCACCGCACTTCGGACAGATAACAAACTTCTTGATATCTGCAGTTTCTCCGTCCATAGACTCATCCATGGTTCTAACAGGGTCATTTTCTGCATTATTCTGTGCAGTAGACTCAAAAACCGGCACATTTGGTTTTAACGGTTCCTGCGCACTCTGCTGTTCCTTCTTTTCCGTGTTGGTTCTGATTGCTGTAATCTCATCTTCGTCCAGTTTCCCATACTCAGACAGCTTCTCGGTGATTTCCTCTGTGTCTGCCACCATCTGTCTGAGGATATCTTCATCAAACCCAGGAATGTCGAGGTCTCCTGACATCTCTTCGAGAAACGAATTTAATGTGTCAAGGTTCTCAATTCCGAGTGAGTAGATCTTATTATCGGCAATCATCAGCTTTTTCTTCTGATTTGCCGTAAGTCCTGTGAATTTATATACGAGTGCAGTTTCGTATCCAAGACGTACCAGTGTGGCGAGCAATCCGTTTCCTGCAAGAACGGTGTTCTCCTCGTCCACAACGAGTGGTCTGATCTGTCCGAACATCTTAACCGAACGTTCGAATTCCTTTAACTGCTTATCCGTATGAATTCTGATATTGCGCTCCGGGCTTTTCAGCTCTGAGACATTCATTGTCAACTGTTCCATATTTGCTCCTCCTTGTATTTAGGTAGGAGCAACGGGGTGATTAGAATGTAGTGCATTGTCTATACAATGCTGCACATAAAGTCTTTTGCGGACTGGATATGCTCAGCGGCTTCCTCCACAATGGAATGATCAATGTCGTAGACTTCTTTCCATCCATTCTCGATGGATCCTGTCCACTGTCTTGCCGGCCATGGATGCGTACCGCACAGGTATCCGTTCTTCCAATCGTAGATTGGAGGCATCGGAACCTTGTAGTAATGGATATATGCAAGTACCGCTTCATGGCTCCAGTCAGAAAGAGGGCTGAACCTTGTCACTCCAAGTCCATTTGTATAGATATTGGAGTTTTTTCCAACATAGTTTCCGTCTGCCCTTCTTCTTCCGAGCAGGATCATGTCCAGCTTGTGGTCTTTGTAATACTTCGCCTGCGCCCTGTGCTGAACGATATGGAACCACTGTGCGGCCTCTTTGCTTTTCTCCGGGAAAAGCATCTCTGGATGCTTACACAGCCATTCCATATTCTGGTGTGTGTTGACGATCTCCAATCCTTCCGGTTTGTTCTCGTTCACCCAGTCCACGAATGCAGGATATTCAAGGTCGCATACACCCAGCATGCATTCCTTAATGCCGGCTTCCTCGCAGATTTTCCCAAGAACAAGGCTGTCCTTGCCTCCGCTCCATGCGTATGCCGCTTTCTTATCCCCTACAGTGTCCCTAATAATGGCAACAGTGGACTTTACAAGTTCTTCCAGTTCATTCATAGGCACAAGCTCTTCAATGCGATTAAGAGCCGCAATCCAGTCCTCATTCGCAATGTTCTGTTTCTTACCGAGTACCTTCTGCATTGCAACCTCCCATCCCGCTTACAATGTATGCGATCATTCCGGCTGAAATTACCGTGAACAGGCTTGCTGCTGTCTTTAAGAGTGCGATGTTATTAAGCGTCGCATAGCCAAAAACAGGCAGTCCAATCACCATAGATGTTGATATTCCCGCGATAACTCCTTTCGCTTTAAGCTTCACTCTGCAAAGTGTGAGAACTGTAGGAAGAAGCGTGGTTGCTCTTAGTGTTCCGTAGATGAGGAACATATGAGTTACCGTTAAACCGGGGATATTTGCAATTAAGATGCCGATCAGAAGCAGAAGCACCATAACAAATCTGGAAAACCTTGTCTTTTCAGTGTTTTCTAACTTGCTGGCAACTTTCCAATCCGTCGTAAGGGATGCCACAGCGCACAGGTTGCTGTCTACTGTAGAGAGAAGCCCGGATATCAACATGAAAAGAAACGGAACTTCCACCCAACTTGGGAACAACTTCGTAATTACTTCGAAGTTCACGATACTCTTGTCAACAATCTCCATACCGCTTCCCGCGGCAATGTATCCAAGGATGCCCATGCTAAGCGGTACGATGCCGAACATTAGCGCACCGAGGAAGAATGATCTTCCGATCTTCTTCTGGTCGATGCTGAATGCCCTCTGCCAGAAGCACTGGTCTCCGAATGGTCCAGATACCAGTCCGATCGCCGTCGGCAGTCCGAATGACAGGAGTACTGCAATACCGTTTCCATCAAACAGATGCCAGTTACCGGACAGACCTCCAAATCCATTCAAGAGATTGGTGGTTCCGCCGGGCATCCTGAGCGCCCAAGGCACGAAGATCGCACACGCAGCAAGAAGGAATACCATCTGAATGGCATCTGTCATTACAGATGCCCTAATTCCGGATATTCTCGAATACGAATATGCGATGATAGCCAGTATGATTGTTGTGAGTCCGAAGTTGATACCTGTCGCACTGGATAAGATCTTGCCGCCTGCAAGCAGCTGAACTGCAGTGGATAGTATCGTAAGTAATCCAAGCTGTAAGCCATACACTTTTCTGACTCCTTCGTTCTTATATTCCTTTCCCATAAATCCCGAGAGTGTTATGCCATCCGGCATCCTGTCTCTAATCTTCTTTGCGAATGGAATAAAGAGCATAAGGCACAGTACATTTGGTACCAGGAACCAGAATAGTCCCGGTATTCCGTTCGTGTAGGCCTGTTGTGCTGACGTAAACAATGCCGGCGCCCAGATCCATGTTGCCGCGATGCTCATGGCGGAGCTGAGCGTTCCCATATTTCTGTTGCCGACATAGAAATCGTCTTTTCCTGTTCCGTTTCTTGCGAATAACATTGTGGCTCCGATCATGATTACCGCATACACCACAAGTATGATAATTCCGTTCATTTGTTTTATCTCCTTTTCGTCTTTATCGTCCAAGGAGCATTTCAAACCATCTTCTCTTCTTTCCTCCCTTCCCGGCAGAATTGAAAAAGCCACCAGATTTCTCACTGGTGGCCATGGCTTTGATAGAATTTTACTAGCATAATGTAACAGATTTCGTTTTTCCGGTCAAGCATTTTATAACGAATTGCGTTAGTTTATGCGCAATTTAAAGAACATGCTCGTGATAATCTCCAAAAAGTAAAGTAAATAAGCGACTTTTTGCACATTTTATATCATCGTATATGGTTGATTTATTGACTCCATATTTCCTAGCAATTTCCTTTATGCGTGTCTTCTGACTGGAAAAATAAACCGAGTACAGAGCATCATACTGGCGCCATGTCGGAAAACCTTCTCCTCTGGCAATTTCGCCATATTCGTCGATCGCTCTGTCAATGCGGGCAAGGATATATTCCACTTCCAGATTTACCTTGTCCATATGTTCAATGACAGCATCCGGGTCTTTACCTTCCATGAGCCGGCAGAACCAGTCAAAGCTTTCGTAATAATCCTCCTCCCACTTAATCCTTTCGAGTACTGACTCGTCACAGGACTGTCGGATTATTCTGTATTTTTTCAAGAACACCGAAAGGAGTTCTTCTTTGCTTTTCTCTCCGGCCTTCATGTCCTGTACCCCCTACAAATATTTTTTGCCCGTTTTCGGGTCTTCCAGCTTGATCCTATCCGCAAGCTTAAATCCAGAAAGCCATATGGCATTCTTAATTGTTTTGATCAGAACATCAGCAGCTTCATCTCTTGCTGTCCGATCGTAATTACTCACTGTGACACGCACTTTTTCTCTCTCTGCGTTATTGATAGCCGCATGTGCGGTCTTGTCCATGCATCCGGACTGGTTCAACAGCGTCTTATCCATTATACCACCACCTTTTTTCGCATTACATCAATAATTTCAGATTTGTAGTCTTCCCACTCCTCATCATTCATGTCTTTTGCGATAAAGTATCTGGCTGAATCAAGAGCTTCTTTTGTGCCGCAGTCAGGGCATATCTCTTGCCCGTTCCTCCTTGAAATGGCTGGCCTTTCTCCGTATTCCCCGCTACAGATCGGACAAACCATTCTCCCTTCCTGGATGATATCTCCGCACGCAATGCACCGTTCTTCCATGTTCAATTCCTTTCCGGCGGTACATCAAGCAAGTCGAAGATGCTCATCTGACCGTCTATTTGTTCATCTTCTCCCATTTCCGATACGTGAATACCTGTTATCTTCCCCCAGCATTCTGGGCCATATCCACGTTCACGGCTTTCCGGGTCTTTGAGTTTCCTTCCGCAGTTCTGGCATTTGAAGTACATTATCTTCCGGCTGCCCTTATGAACTTCTGGTACGCCTGCTCTGTGAGATTATTCAGCATCTTAAAAAACTGCATTTTCTGCGGACACCATTTCATTCCATACTGGTCTTCCAGAAGATAAAAATGCGGATACTTCTTCACAAATGTAGCTTTTCGTTTCTGAAGTGTCTTTTCTCCGCTCTCTTCGACCCAAATCGTAACTGTATCGCCTTCTTTTATGCTACTTACCTGTATCAAGCTAAGCCCTCCCCCATCATCAATCTTTATCGTCTTTTGCTGTCGCCGCAAGAGAGTACATGAACACAACCACCGCAGAAACAAGTGCTATGCCTGCGATTGCAATTATTACTTTCATTTATCTGCCTCCTTTCCGTAAATTGCTTTTATCATATTTGCCTCTTCGACAATCCTGTTGGCTTCCTCTGTGAACTCCTCAGAGCTCTCGATCAGCGCAAAGTTGAATTTCGTTCCTTTGTTCGTTGCTTTCAGGCGCTTAGTCATCTTTGCGTGTCTTTCATGCAGCATGCTTGCTCTTACCATCAGGCTGCACATCTCATAACGTTTCCTGTCCGTCATGTACTGTAGTTTGTCCAAGGTGGTGAACTCCATCTGGAAGGCCACCACCTTTGTATCACTCATTTATTTGACGCGGTCTTTCAGAGCCTTACCGGCTTTGAATTTGACCGACTTGGAAGCTGAGATCTCGATAGCCTCTCCTGTCTTCGGATTTCTTCCGGTTCTTCCTGATCTGATAGATGGCTCAAAACTGCCAAATCCTGCAATCGATACCTTTTCTCCCTTGCTTACCTCATCACCTACGATGGTGAAGAATGCTCCAAGTGCCTTCTCTGCATCTGCTTTCTTGATTCCTGTTCTGTTTGCTACCTCATAGATAAGTTCTGTCTTTGTCATCTCTTTTTCCTCCTGTATGACTGTTTTATTTCCACTGCATATTGCAGATGGTTTCTCGTTGTTTAGACTCCTGTAGAGCCAATGCCACCTCTGTCGGAATTACCAAGTGTTACTACTGTGTCGAATACCACTTTTGGCATCTTCTCCATGATACGGAACTGGCATATACGCTCATTCTTCTTGATCATGGTTCCCTTTATACCGTCACGGATCAGGCCTCCGGCTAAGCAATATGCTGGAAAATGCCAGATGTCATTATCACCGCAGTAACTGTTGTCAATGATCCCAATCCCGTTCGTCTGGATAATTCCGAAGTTCTTAAATGTGGAACTTCTCGGCACCACATGCGCCTCATATCCTTCCGGTAGCTGCATCGAAATGCCGAGGCTGATAAGCCTGTACTGTCCTACAGGGATGAACACATCCTCTGCAGCTCTAAGGTCAATCCAGTCTCCCTGTACGATCGGCTCAATCTGATCAATGTCTGTGTGGTATTTGATCTTGATTTCCAGTTCCTCTGTAACGTTATTTCCCATCATCGTAATAATCCCTCATTTCTTCATGATATTTTTTGATAAATGCACAAGTTTCGCACTTTTCAAATCCTTCTTCCGGTCTGTCGCATCTGTACTTTGGGCAATCAGCTATTATGCTTCCCGCAAACCAGCATTTCGGATGCTTGCAGTCGACACACAGGCTCTGTTTATGGCACTCACTGATCTCCAGATGCTGGTCCCCCAAATATCTCACCTCCACATGCTGCATATCCGGCGAGGTCTACGAAGCAATCATCTGTCCCACCTCCGCTTTTTATCCTGGCTATTTTCATAAGTGCCATCATAATCGCAACATCCTGTGCGCTGATGCCGTGTCCAGTGTAAATCGTCCAAAGCATCCCGATTGTTTTGAAATTATCCTCAGGCGAACCATAGTCCTGTTCCCGCTGTCCGCA